GTCGTACTACGAAGGCCGGCATCCGCTGCCGCTCGTGGTCAAGCCGAACGCGCCCGATGATAACGTCATTGTGAACTTGGCCAGGCCGGTGGTTGACAAAGGCATCAGCCTGCTGTTCGGCAAAGAGGTCACCTGGCAGATCGATGAGACGGCGAGTAGCACCACCGACGCCGAGCAGTTCCTGGACGATGTGTGGGCCGCCAACAAGAAGATGCCGCTGCTGCACGAAGTGGCGCAGAATGGCGCGCTGGCCGGCCTTCCTGCCGTCAAGATCAACCCGCGCCCCGAGGATACGCAGCGGCCCTACCGGCTGATCAACCTCGACCCCAAGAATCTCGAGATCTTCACTGCCGACGACGATATCGACGACGTGTGGCGCTACCGGATCGAGTACACCAGCTGCGACAAGCAGGGCAACCCATGCCACAAGCGCCAGGACACCACGCGCGACGGCGCGCAGTGGTATGTCACCGACTATGTATGCGCCGGCGCGGATATGCAGAAGGTGTGGGCCGGCGATCTGGCCTTCAAGCAGGTCGGCGAAGTGTTGTGGAAATACGCCCTGCCGCCGATTGTTATTAGCAAGAACTTACCGTGCGCCAACGCGGTCTGGGGCTATGGCGATCTGGAGGACGTGCGGCTGAACGATGCGCTAAACCTCATTGCCAGCAGTACCCGCAAGATTCTCAGGCTGCACGCCAGCCCGCAGACCGTGGCCAAGAACTTCAACCCGGCCATGCTGCGCAGAGACGCCAACCAGATCTGGGAGATCCCCGAGGGCACCGACGGCGAGCTGAGCAATCTGGAGATGCAGAGCGACCTGGAAAGCTCGCACAAGTTCTATCAGACACTGCGGTCAGCATTCTACGCGATGGGCCGCATGCCCGACGTGGCCCAGATCGGCGACCTGGGTGCATTGACCAACTTCGGCCTGCGCGTGCTGTTCGCCGACGCCTTAGAGCGCACCGCTACCAAGCAGATGATGTACGGCGAGCTGATCACGCAGATCAACCGCCTGCTCTGTCTGATAGGTGGGAAGGGCGACAACGTCACGACCAGGCTGACCTGGCCCGATCCGCTACCCGTGAACCAGAAAGAGAACGTCGAGACCGTGGCCGCAGAAATGGCCACCGGGCTGACCTCGGACGAGACGCTCTCCGGACAGCTCGGGCGCGACTACGCGGACGAGCAGACGCGGCTGGGCGACGAGCGCAAAGCACGCAAGGACAGAGCTGCTGGCGCACCCTCTGACCCCGACGAGCTGCGGTCGCTGATTGACGCGGCGGGCGTGCTCATTCGCTCGGGCTTCGAGCCGGCCGGCGCATTGAAGGCAGTCGGCCTCGATCCTATCAAGCATATGGGACTGCTGCCCGTCACGCTCCAGCAGGACAAGGCGCCGATCGTGGATATCGCCGCGAATGGCACCGCCAGCGGCCCGCCGGAGAACCCACCCCCCGCACCCGCCGACGCCGGCGCCAATATGGACCGCGCGATGCAACTGATGCAGCAGGCACAGAAGGGCGGGCAGTCATGATCGTCACGGGACGCGCCGTCAAGATCGAACTCGGAACCCGCCAGGCAGACGGCACGATCGCCTGGTCCGATCTGACGCTGCACATCCGTCCGCTGAACTACTCCTGGTCAGATCGATATGTAGGGCCCGCCTCCTCCGCGCCTGGGTACGTCTCACCTCGTCGCGCCGCACGCCGCGCGCACCGCCGAAGGATGAAACGCCGTGGCAGCTATTGACCACCTCCGCGACGTTGCGAGAGGCGATATCGATGCGCTGACTGCCAAACTCGCCAGCGGTCGTATGTCGACCGCGCGCTGGCAGGCAGCCATGGCCAAGGAGTTGGCCGACTACCACACCGCAGCATTCATGCTCGGCACATCCGAGCGGCTGAACGTGTCGATGGCGACGCTCAAAGGCTTGAGCCACGCCGAGCGGGCTGACATCAATGCGGCCGTTTATCACCAGCGCGGCTGGCTTGCCGGCCTCGCCCGCGATATCGACTCCGGCGACCTCTCGCCCGCGCAGATCCGGGCGCGAGCAAAGAGCTACGCCGGCAGCGTCAAGGCCACCTACTGGCAGGCCGTAGCTCCCGGCCTTCCATTCTACCCGGGCGATGGCTGCCAGTGTCACACCAACTGCCACTGCCACTGGCAACGGCGCTCTAACGCGTGGTGGTGGATGCTCGGCCCTTCGATCGAGCACTGTGACGACTGCCGGAGGAGGGCCGATGGCAGTCCCTACGAGGCCAGTGGCGGAGAACTGCAATGAGACGACGCGATATCCTACAAAAGTTGTTTGCCGATATCCCGACCAAAGATCTTCAGACCATTGGCGGGGCCATGCTCGTCTGTGACGGCATTATCTGGGCGGCGAGCCATCCGGAGGCGTCCAAAGAAGAGACCCGCGCCCTCCTTTTCGGTGCAGTGTGCGATCTCCTCTGCCCCTCCCCCGAGCCTCCTCAGGAGGCCACATGCGTATCCTAATCGGCCCGATCCGCTACAAGGTGGTAGAGACCGACATCCCCTCCATCTGTGGCGACATCAACACGGTGAAGTGTTGCATTCGCCTCAACAAAGCGATGAGGCCGGACATTCGACAGGTCACGCTCTGGCATGAGATTGTGCATGGCATCCTCTACGCGGCCGGCCAGACCGACCACGACGAGGTGCTGACCGACGCGATCGCGCACGGCATCGTGCAGGTGCTCAGAGACAATCCGGAGTTGCGAGGAAGCTAATGGCCGCTCCTTACAGAACATCGAAACAGCCGATCACGATGCTCGAAGTGACTGAGCAGGTGAAGACCTACCAGGAAGCACTCACAGAAGCGGAGTACGACCTGAAGGTCGCAGAAGACAGTCTTCGCGCGGCGCAGGACAAATGCCGCCGCCTCAGAAGCCGAGTTACGGCCTGGACAGAGTTCGCGAAGACGCTCAAGGATCTGCCCTAACTTTACACACTACTTTACGCTGGCGTAGCTCAGAGGCAGAGCGTGGGGCGCACCGCCCCGAGGTCGATGGTTCGAATCCTTCCCCAGCACCACTACCCTTTTACTCACGGGGCAAGGCCCCACCTGTTCCCCAAGGAGGAAACAGCTCATGCACATCCGACTCCACCCCCTGTTCGAGGGCGATAGTGGCGGCAACACCGGCGGCGGTGGCGGCACCCCACCCCCGGCCGCGCCTCCAGCACCCGCCGATCCGCTGGCCGCGTTCGAGCGCTTGCTCAACCGCAGCGGCAGCGACGGCACGCAGCTCGCGCGCCAGCTCTACGAAGAGAACTTCCGCCATCGCGAGCAGATCCGCACGCTGCAAGGCCAGCTGCCCGCGCAGGGCGCGGCGGTGCTGACGCCCGAGCAGGCGACCGCGTGGCAAGCCTACCAGGCGCTGGGCGCGCCTGACCAAGTGCAGGCGACGATCGCCGGCCACGCCGCGCTCAAGCGCGACCTGGAGCTGCGCGACGTGGCCAGCGCCAGCGGCTACACGCTCGACGTGCTGCGCACGCTGAGTGGCGATCTGGCCTTCGAGGTCAAAGACGAGACCAAGGACGGCAAGGCCGTCAAAGCGGTCTACGTCACCCCCAAGGGCGGCCAGCCCACCCCGATCGAGACCTACGCCACGGAGCAGTGGGCCGCGTTCCTGCCGGCGCTCAGGCCAGCCGCCGCGGCCGCTGCCGGCGCACCCGCGCTCGGCGCGTCGAACCCGGCCTCTGTGCGCGGCGCGACCCCGCTGCCGGCCACCTTCGACCCCAAGAATCCGCCGCGCCTGTCCAGTATCGACTGGAAAAAGTGAACCGACCACGGGGGTTGCCCTTTCCCGTAGCCGGTTCATGAACCCCAATTCTACCACAAGGAGTCACCCCCTATGGCCATCTCCGCAAACGCGCTGACCATGGCGCAGTACGCCATCATGAGCAATTCCCCGCTCGTGCAGGCGGTCACCTTCTCCCTGATCGACAACGGGTCGATCATGGCCCGCGACATCCCCTTCATCGACAAGCAGACGCTGATCGCGAACGGCGTCCGCTGGGAGGGGAACCTGCCCACCGTCGGCTGGAGCCAGATCAACGCTGAGGGTTCGTCCACCAGCGGCACGCCGACGCCCTACCAGGAACAGGCGTACATCATCCGGAACGTGATCGATGTCGATAAGTTTTTGGTCATGGACCAGAACCAGATCGCCGATCCGCGGTCGACGCAGCTGGGCGCCTACCTCAAGGCGGTCGCGTACGACTTCAACTTCAAGTTCGTCAAGAACGACCATGTGACCGGCGACGCGAATGCGATCGTGGGTCTGCGCTTCCGAATCGACAACCCGGCGACCTACGGCGTGCGTAGCGCCGCCAAGATCGACGCCGGCGGCGCGACAGCCGATCTGTCAAGCAGCCGCACGGCGGCGACGTTCGCCGCGTTCCTGGAGAAGGTCGACCAGCTGCTTTGGGCGGTCGACAGTCCCGACGGCACGGGTGTTGTGCTGTATGTCTCGGACGAGTTGCAGCGCCGCTGGAACGCCGCCGCGCGCCAGTTCTCGGGCCAGGGCGGATTTAGCCAGGCGACCGACCAGATGGGCCGCGCGGTCACCATGTACAAGAACGCGGTCATCCAGGATCCGGGCCTCAAGTCGGACCAGGCGACGCGCATCATCACCACGACCGAGACGAACGCCGGAGCGGACGGCGCGTCGACGTTCACCTCGATCTACGCGGTCAACTACGGCGACGGACACTTTGGCGGCTGGCAAATGCAGCCGCTGATTGCCCAGGACCTGGGCCTGCTCGAAGCCGGCTCGACCTACCGGACGCTGGTCGATTGGGCCGGCGGCCTGATCAACCAGTCGAACCGCTCGATCGGCCGCCTGTTCGACATCAAGTACGCCTAGTCCCTGACCCCGCCTTCCCCTGATGGTCTGGCGCGGTCAAAGGCGGCCGCGCCCGGCCTCCCCACGATAAAGGAGTCCATCCCTATGGCAACTGATGCCAAACTGTCCATGCAGGCCAGTGTCACCAAGACCGGCACGTTCAACTCGACCGGGGTGAACGTCAAGCGCACGCCGCCCTTCGGCGTCATCCAGTGGTGCCGCATCCTCTATAGCGCGGCCTCGACCAGCGCGGGCGCGGGCGCGGTCACCTTCCGTGTGACCGAGTCGGACGACGACTCGACCTACACCGGCATCTACCAGCCGACCGAGGCCAGTCTCGTGCTGTCCACGACCGCGATCGCCGGCGAGATCTACATCCCGGTCCTGACCGCCCATCCCTTCGTCCGGCTCGAGCTCTCCGCGATCAGCGGCACCAGCGCCACGATCACCTACCAGGCCGATCTGGTCGAAGCCAAGCCGTAGGCCCTCCCCCTGATTCGCGCAGCGTGGCTCCTTGTGGCCACGCTGCCACCCCAAGGACTCTGCTGTGGCTGATAACGTTATCTTTCAATCAGCGATTCCAGCCACGCCGCCGGCCGCGACCGTGGTATCGACCGAAGAGATCACGACGCTCAACGGTGCGGGCGTTTCGGCGCAGCACGTGCAGCGGACGATCCCGGCTGCGCGCACGGCTGATGGAGCGGCGATTGATCTGGTCGGCCAGAAGGCGCGTGCGCAAAGCCTGCCGACGGCACTCTCGACCGAGGATGCCGCGCTGCTGGCCGATTTGCTGACCATTACGGCGTTCCAGGCGCGCATCCCCGCGCCGGCGCTGCTGACGAATGCGAGTGCGACGCCGACCGCACTGGCCGCGGGGGTCTACCCGCTAATCTACAACGGCGCGACCTGGGACTTCCAGCGCACGCCGGTCATATTCAAACCCTTTTCCTTGACCGCCGCGACGGCCGAGGTCACGATCTGGACGCCATCGGCCGGGAAGAAATTCCGCCTGATGGGCTTTGTCATTGGCGCGGGCGCGGCGACGACCATTCTCTTCAACGATAACACCGGCGGCACGCTGATCTTTACCGCCAAAGTGACGACCGGCATCGCGCTGGCGGTCAATCTCGGCAATGGCATCCTGAGCGCGGTCGCCAATAATGTGCTCACCGTCACGCGCGGAACCTCGGGCACGCTCGACGGCACCGTGTTCGGGACAGAGGAGTAACGGCATGCTCCTACTGTTTGCCGCGTTCGGAATCGGCTCGCCCGTCGTGACCGTGTTCCGGGCCGCGACGCTCCGCAGCCCGACTGCCGATAGCACGCTCCGCAGCCCTAATCGCGATAGCACGCTCCGCAGCCCGACTGCCGATAGCACGCTCCAAGGATAGACTATGGCTCTCCAGAACGCCATCCAGGGCCAGGCCCACACTGGCCAGAGTATCACCTGGACCAGGGACGACGGCACCGCGCAGAACCTGACCGGCGCGACCCTCACGGGCACCATTACGAACGTGCTGACGGGCGTGAGCGTGGCGATCGCGGGCGCCTTGACCGCAACGACCCCGCTGAGTGGCATCCTGACCTGGGCCTACGCGAGTGCCGATGTGGCCAGCGCCGGCCAGTACCGTGTGCAGCTGCTGGCCAGCTACGCGGGGGCGAGCGATGCGACCTACCTGGCCGACTGGCTTGTCCTCCCGATCGCCGCGAGCGCCACACCGCGATCGACGATGAGCGCGCTTATCGCACGGCTGAAAAAGCTCATCCGCATCACCACCGACCTGACCGACTTCGACTACCTGGAACTGCTCGACGACCACGCCGTGAGCGTCAACGGGGTGCTCGAACCCCAGCGCCCGTTCTACACGCTCCATGCGGCGCCCTTCGAGAACCTGGAGATCGGCAGTCAGATCTTCTACGGCTTTAAGACCTTGCTCGTGGAGAACACCGACTACACGAGTGACTATCAGCGCGGCCTGTTCACGACGCCCGCGGCCGACTATCGCGGCCTGCGCATCGTGGGCACCGCCTACGACCTGCACGCGGCCGCTGCGGACGCATGGGAGTTGGTCGCCGCTGGCCAGGCCAGTGTCTTCGCCTGGTCGGATGTCGAGGGCAGCTACCACCCCGAGCAGGCCCGTGACTACGCTTTGACGATGGCGAAGGCGCACCGGCGCAAAGCCTGGGGCACGGGCCGCACGGTCGAGCGCGACGACACCCCCGAGCTGCCGCGCGACGGTGGCGGCTGGAAGGGCGATCTCTTGCGGCGCGAGCGCGCCGGCTATGGGCCAAGCTAATGCCGATTCTCTCCGCTGCACAACTGGCCTATATGCGGTCGGTCAAGTCGGATAACTATTCCGATCTGCTCGATATCTACCGCGCGCCGGCCGTGAGCGCCTCCAAGCGCGGCGCGGTCGTCCTCCTCACGAGCGGCGTGCTGTGCCGGCGCTGGCCGGCCATCCGCGCCCCGAAGGTGCTGGCGGTCATCCCCGACATTGCCGGCGCGCGTGTCGACGAGCTGATCTTCTTCCCCGACTCGGCCGACGTCCGGCGCGGCGACGAGCTGCGCAGCGCAAGTGGCGAGAAGCTCAAGGTTGAAGGTGTGGGCCGCTGGCAGACATCCCGCGCCGTCGCGGCCAGTCTGGTGCAGCCGTCATGAGCCAGCTCGTCGACATCCAGCATCTCCCCGAAGTCCAGGACGCAATCAAGAAGCTGGGCAATGGCATCCAGCCTATTCTGCGCACCGTCAGCGGCCAGGCCCGCAGACTCCTGATCGACGCTTTATCGCAGTACCCGGCCGAGCGCCCTGGCCAGACGTATGTGCGCACCGAGCAGCTCAAACGCGGCTGGCAGCGCGCCACGCCGCTCGACCAGGGCCGCGGCTTCCAGCTGATCAACGCCGTTCTCTATGCTGGACTGGTGCAGGGCGACAGCCAGGCGTGGGTTCATCGGGGAAGGTGGGAGAAAGCAAGCGAGATCGCGCACGACCACGAGGAAGAAATCCTCGCGCTCTACGAAGCCGCCGCGCAGGAGCTGACCCAATGACCGTCGCAACCCGCGCGACCGCGCGCCTTGCACTCGCCAACCTCATCCGCGCGAGCGTTAGTAGCGCCCAGACCGTCTACGACCACGAGCCGGGCGATCTCGGCAGCGCCAGCCCGATCATCATTGTGGCCAGTGGGGGCAGCGAGCGGCCGCGTCTGACGTTCCAGGGCACGAGTAGCGTGTTTAGCTTCAGCGTGGATATCTACACGCTGGCCGCAGAGACGGAGTCCGGCGCGTACACCTATAGTGATTCGGCCAATGTCGTGGACGCCTGCGAGGCCGAGCTGGCGCAACTTTTCGCGAACAGCCAGGAAAACGGCATCTGGAGCCAGATCCAGTACGCTTCTCCCAGTCAGATCGAGTTCGGCATCTTCGGTGCCGATGGCATCCCCCGGTTTCGCGAGCGTATCCCCGTGCGTATCACCCTCTTCTCGTAAGGAGTCCTTTCATGCCCCGAACCGCTATCACGGTCCAGCAGCCCGGGCTGGCCGGCGCGACCCCGACCTATGGCGCGGTCGACCAGGCGAACGGCAACAGCTTCGTCTGGCCAGGCGTCCCGGTCCTCATCCATGCCAAGGATACCAACGCCAGCCCATCAACCATGACCGTCGCCGCGCCGGCCAAGCTCGGCGGGGTCAGCCTCACCGCCCCGACCCTGGTTGTTCCCGCCACGACGGGCGACAAGATGCTGGCGATCGCCGACCCGTCGCCATTTTTGCAGTCCGACGGGAGCATCTATCTCGACTGGACGTTCGGCACCAATGTGACCGTCGCAGTCGTGCGGTTGCAGTAGCCATGCCGCAGTACATCGTCCTCTTTCCGATCAGCCCCGAGGTAGGCCCGCTCATTCTGCCGGCCCAGGCCGATCGCAACGCGCCCGACGTGGTGCCCGAGCCGGTGATCGTGGACGAGTCGGTCATCAGCGATGAGGCGGCCCCGATCCTGATTGCGGCCGGAGTGATTGCCCTGCTACCCGGTAGCGGCGGCCCGATCGTCGCAGGCGAACCGTACCTGGTCGGCGATGATGGCCCGGAGCTGTTCGTTCCGTCCGCCCCACCACCCCGCCGGCGCAAACCGTAGCGCCATGCCCCTGGCCCACCACCCCATCCTGTAAGGAGTCCTTCCTATGGCACAGACCACCGGCGGCACGTCTGCCGTCAACGCCGTCGTCGAATGGTCGACCGACGGCAGCGCCTGGACCGCGATGAGCGGCCACGCGAATAAAGTCACCACCTCGGGCGGCCAGCGCAAGACTGGCGAGATCGAGACCTTCGACGGCGATACCGTCATTCTCACCGCCGGCAAGCGCGGCAGCATTGATGTCAAGGTCGCGGCTGTCTACACCGAGACCGCCGGCGAGATCCAGCAGATCGCGCGCGCGCGGCAGCAGGCCGGCACCCCGTTCTATTTGCGCTGGACGGTCAAGGCCGCGACGACCGGCAACCTCCGCAACACCACAGCTAGTGGCTATCTCACCGATGCGGTCTTCCCGAATGTGGACGCCTCGGACGCCAAGCCGCAGATGTGCATGCTCACCCTCAAGACCCCCGAGATCACCGTCGCCGCTGTCCCGTAGGCGTCATCGTCTGGCGCTGGGAACCCGCCCGGCGTAGACGCTCGCATAGGGGCGGCAGTGTCCCGCCGCCCCACTCGATTTTCATTACGCTTTCTCTTAGGAGGTTCCCATGCCACGCACCCCCAAAGCCCCCGTCGAAGTTATCGAGCAGCCGGCCGAGCAGCCCGCAGAAAAGGCGCGGCCCGTCCTCACCATCCAGTTCGATCTGTACCAGCTCACTGTTGACGATCTGCCGCTCGTGCATGCGATGCGGCGCGGCCAGGCCAGTGACGAGGCCGTGGTCGAGCTGTTCAATCGTGTGGTTGTCGGCGGCGCGAAAGCGATCCCGTTCCCGGCGCTGCGCGAGGCCTGCAATGCGTTCTACCGCGCGGTGTTCAATGTCGGCGAGCCGGAGACCCCCTCGGGAAACTAACGTTGCGGCTCGTCTCTCACCTTTGGACTGGCGGGCCGCAGCCGATCGAATACCTCAAGCTGATCTTCTACCGCACCTTCGGCTGGACGCCTGCTGAGCTGCGCTCTGTCCCCCTGCCCGACATCCTCCAGATCTTGACCTGTATGCAGGTCGAGGCCGATGTGGCCGCGATGCCGTAAGGACGCCCGTGTCCGACTACCAGCTGAATTTTGTCTTTCTCGGCAAGGATGAGGGTGCGGAAGACACCGCGAAGGCGGTGGCGGCCGCGCTCCAGGATTTGGGGGACAAGAGCGAGCAGGCCAAGCCGAAAGCGGACGGCCTGTTTTCGAAATTCACGATCACCGCCGGCGACGCCGTACACGCGGTGCAGGCGGTCGTTGGCGTGGTTTCGGATGTGGGCCATGCCCTGATCGACGGCAACGCCAAGTTCGAGCAGTACAACGTCGCCTATACCACGCTCATTAAAAACTCGGATGATTTCAAAGCGGCCAACAGCACGGTCACCGATAGTCTGGAGCTGAACGCGCTGGCCTCAGATGCGGCCAAGCAGCACATGCAGGAGCTAGCCGACTTTGGCGCGCGCACCCCGTTCGATCTGCCGGGCGTGGTCGAGGCCGATACCGTCCTGCAAGGCTTCGGCCTGAACAGTTCGGCCGCCGCGGAAAAGTTTGGTTTTGCCGGCAAAGAGATCTTGACCATCGCCGGCGACGTGGCCAGTGGCACCGGCGTCAACTTCAAAGAGATGGCGCTGACGCTGGGCAAGTTCTCCAGTGGCGCGACCGGCGAAGCGATCTCGCGGATGCAGGAGTTGGGCATCACGAACCGGGATGAGCTGTCCAAGCTGGGCCTGGAGTTCTCCAAAGCCGGCCAGCTGATGAGCCCGCTGCCCGAAGCCATGAACACCGTGCTGACGCTCATGAAGCAGAAGTACGGCGGCCTGATGGATGCCCAGAGCCAGACGTTCACTGGCATGATGTCCAATCTCGACGATTGGAAGGGCCAGACCATGCGCAGTCTGGGGGAGCCGATCTTTGAGGCGCTGAAACCCCAACTGGCCAGCCTGCTCACCTTTTTAGGCAGCGACACGACCAAGCAGGCGATCGCCAGCTTCGCGCACGGCCTGGCCGACGGCGTCACGTTCGTGGGCAACCTTGCGAGTGTGCTGCACGACTACGGCATCCCGGCGATGGAAGGCATCGCGTCCGCGACGGCGGCCTATGCGATGGTCACGTTGCCCGCGGCGATCCCGGCGGTGCTGACCGCGACGGCGGCCTTCATGGCCCAGGCTGTGGCGGTGGCAGCTGCCGTGGCTCCACTGGCGCTCATAGCGATTGCGGTGGCGGCGGTCACCAAAGCGTACAGCGACTTCAAGCAGCAGAACGAAGACGCCACCCAGAGCCTGCTGGAGTCGCGCGAGTGGTGGAACAATTCGACCCAGGCGCTGCATGACTTCGACGGGGCCTCAGATGCGACCAAGGGCAAGCTGAGCGGGCTGAAGACGGCGGTCGAGGAGAATCGGGCCGAGCTCCAGCGCGAGATTACCAGCCTGGCCGAGCGGCGCGAGGCTGGCCTGGTCTCGGACGCGCAGTACACGCGCGAGATGGAGACCATCAACCAGCATCGTGTGGCCGTCACTGCCAGCAGCGAGGCGCTCGCTCGCCAGATGCAGATCGCCAGCGAGACGGACAAATACGACGCGCACGAAGAAGCGCTGCACGCGATGGTCAGCGCGCAAAACGACTATACCCAGGCGGTGCAGGCCACTGAGAAGGAGCTGGCCGACGCCGACAAGGCGATCGACAAGGTCTACAAGGCCGCCCCCCAGGCCCTTCAAACCGCCGCCGCGACCACCAACACCTTCCTGGCCCAGCAGGCCGAGCAGCAAGCGACGCACGAGCAGAAGATCGCCGATTTAGAGGCCCAGTTCGCCGACGCCAAGACCACTAAGGCCAAAGAGGCGGTTCAGGCCAAGATCGATGCCGAAAACACCGGCTACGAACAGTCCTCCACCGCCGCAGCCGCTGCCTATGCGCAGGCCGAGGCCGCCCAGCGCGCGCATCTGGGCAAGGAGCTGATCGACTACGTGCAGGCCTTAGCGGTCAAGAACACCGCCTTCCGCGAAAAGTCTGGTGATTTGACCGATGCGATCGCCAAAGAGTACGGCGTCATCGAGGGCCAGACCACCAGGTCGTTCGGCGCGATGCTGAATACGATCGATGGCTTTGCCAATAGCACACAGACTGACGCCTCCTCCGTCGCGCATCATCTGGGCCTTGTCACGGACGCGGCCGCCAACACCCAGCGCACGATGGACAATCTCGCCAAGCAGTACGCGATCGAGATCAAGGAAGACCTCGACGCGCACCGCATCACGGCTGAAGAGTACGCCCGCGCGCTGGCCGACATCCCCAGACGGGTCGAAACGACGGTCACGACGCATTATGAGCATACCGGCCAGCGCAGCGAAGACGACCAGAACCCCCGCCACCACCCCGAGGCGCGCGCCAGCGGCGGCCCGGTCAACGCCAGCACGCCCTACCTGGTCGGCGAGGCTGGCCCCGAGCTGTTTGTGCCCAGAACCAGCGGCGCGATCGTCAGCACGCCGGCATTAGCGGCCGCGCTGGGCGGTGGGGCCGGCGCGACCTACAACCAGACCTTCCTCACGATCTCCCCCGGCGCGATTGTGATCAACGGCGACAAAGGCCAGGACGTGACCGCGCTGGCCGAGCTGGTCATCCGCAAGATCACCGACAAGATGACGCTCCGGCGCACCTGATTGCGTCTCGTCAAGGAATAACACATGGCCTCCGACTACCGCATCATCGCCAACGGCACGACGATCTATCTCAATAATTCAAATGGCGTGCCCACCTCGGGCGGCTCGGCCCAAGGGCCCAGTACGACGCCATGGATGCTTCGCTCGCCTGAGTGGACAGTGCATGCGAGCGTGCCCGAAACGCTGTTCACGGGCGGGCCGCCATTCCGCAACGGGAGCAGCCCGGTCAGCGCGGCCTACCCGAACGTGACCGAGACGATCCCGCTCGTGCTGAACGGCGGCACACACGACACGCTTGTCGCACGCCTCCAGCAACTTCGCCAGCTGACTCGCATGACGCCCGTGTTCTCGCAACCCATACTGTACGCGCAGCCGAGTGGTGCGACCAACCCAGTCTATTTTGAGATCCTCGCCGTGTCTTGCCAGGAGCGCGCGGCCGATGGTGGGGAGTCGCCAGGCGAGGGGGCAACGTTCATCCACGTGGATCTCACCATCACCCACAGCGCATTGGGTGGGGTGCTGAGCGCGGGCGAAACCTTGTTGAACGCCGTGGCGTACACAAACACCGGCACCGGGACGCCCGACAACATAGCGCCGTATAACACAGGGTCGGGCGACCTGATCTACGAGGGAGGGCCACTCAATATCAAGATCGCATCGGTCAGCGACTTTCCCGATCGTTTCATCCTGGCGAGTGTGCTCAATCGCGCCTATGATGTCACGGCTGGATTGCCGGGCACGTATGCCACGAGCAGCACAACGGGGGCATTCGCGACCGTCTCATCCTTTACAACGACCGCGTTCTATACCCGGCCACGACTCAAACTCCGTATCTTGATGCGGTTCAGCGCGGTCTCTGCAAACGCACAAGTACGGCTCGGTTGGCAACTCACCGGCGGAAGTCCAATCTCGTTCCCGACCGATTGGATCACGCCGCCCGCGTCCGCGTGTCTCGTGGACGCCGGAATCGGCCCCGTTCCTGATGTCGGCCACGCCAGCCGGCAGGCCGGTCTCATCACCTTTCCGTATCTGTATATCCGATCGACCAACGGCGCGAGTGCATCAGTCACGCTCAGTTATTTCGAGTATCTCCTCTATTATGATTTTTGCACACTCCAACTCAGCAGCCAGATGACGCATACGCCAGCTGGCGACTATGTGCTGCTGGACAGTTTCGCGGAAACATTTGGCGCGGTCGCGTTGCCGCATACGACGCCGAGCGCGGCCATTTACACCTCGACGGATAACCCCGGGTCGACCGCGATCATTCGCGGACGCATCCCGCGCTACTTCAGCGGCGCGTCGCTCTACGCGGCGTGGGCTGGCCTGGGGGTGCATTCGACGACCGCGACGGCAACCATCACCGCGACACACGCGCCCTTGTACCAAACACTGCGGGGAGGTGGATAATGCCGATACCGCTTAATCTGAATGTCTACGAGCGTGGGAATGCCGGCGTGCTGACAAGCAGCTTTGTGACCGACCTGGGAGAAAGCGCCGACAGCTACACCCACACGATCTCCGATCGGTTCGGCTTCGAGAGCTGCCGGATCCCGTTCACCTGCACGCTCGACGAGGCGATCGACTGGCTCCAAAACGGCCTCATGCGCAGCCTCATCGTCAGCAGCCCGGACGCGGAAACCGTGTGGGAAGGCTTTTTGGAGACCATCACCGTCACGATCGGGCAAAAGAAGGCCAGCCTCAGCCTGCGCGGCATGGCGAATTTCGTCCACTTTTTGTGGACGACGATCCAGGGCGGGCCGGGCGGCACGACGGCGACCGCGACGACGGCCAGTCTGCTCTCGCAGGCGCTCTACGGGCGCAAGGACTATCTTGGCAGTTTGCCGAAAGTGACAAGCACGCAGGTGCTGAACGCGCTCGCCAAAACGCTCGCCACGCTCTGCCTGCCGCGATCGGCGGAGGCGAGTGCGGCCGCGACGGGAGAAATCGGCGACATTGCAATCGAGCTAACGTTCGCTGGCTGGTACGCGACGCTCGACTGGAATATTGTCAGTAACAGCAGTACGACGAACACGATCACGAATACGCAGCTGACGGCCACCTGGCTGCCATCGGTTGCCAGCATCAACGCGTTTCTCAGCACCGACATGAGCGGCATCGCCTACACCGGACCGCTGATGCCCGAGTATGTCGCGCACTACTCGACCTATAAGCAAGTGATTGAGAAGCTGCTTGGCGTGGGCGACGCGAGCAACAACACGCTGGCCTACGGCGTGTACGAGGATCGGATGTTTCGCGCGGTCACATCGGCGGCGGCCACGCCAGCGACCATTACCTACCAGGAAGATGCGAGCAGCGGCCAGATCTTGGATGCATACGGCGCCGTGGTCGCGCCGTGGGACGTGCGGCCGAACGCCATGAGCCAGGTGATCCAGTTGCTCGATGTCGGGCCACCTCTCGGCGCTATTGACGCTGCAGCGCGCAAGTACGTCGGGCGGGTGACCTGTAGCATCACGCGCGACTCGGTCGGCTGTACCCTGGAGCCGAGCGGCGCGGGCGGGCTGGACGCGCTGCTGAGCGCGTTCCCAGCGGCCTACTGGAGGAATACGTAGTGGATTACTCCGACATGGCACGGCTGCTCTATCCGGCGCTGGAGCCACATATTCTGACGAACATGCCCATCTACCTTCCGTGGGCACAACGCGGCCTCAACCCCCAGGCCGCGACGGGTATATGGGGAGATCAGGGTCAACCATGGGCTGTGCAGATACTGGCTTTCTATTGCAGCGTTTATGTCGTAGGACCCAATTCAGGAATCAACTACTGGACAGTTTCGTTAACGGATCAGGGACTAGGTGTCATCGCATCGTTTAACACATCAGCCATCGCCGCAGGTACCTGGACGCGGTTCGCCGTCACGAGTGGTATTGCCCAACCAGGGAGCACGAACAGAATAAATCTCGTCAACCTGGTCACGACGGGAGCGCCTGGCGCAATTTATGTTGTACCTGCCGTGGCGCTGCTGATAACAGGATAGGAGCATCCATGCGCCACATCCTGCTCGTCGTGCTCCTGCTCGCACTGTCCACCCCCGCCCGCGCGGACGCACCAGATCCGCACCTCACCGCACAGTGGGACTCTGCCACGTCGGCCACGATCCAGTGGACACAGACCGCGCGCGGGTGCCTGGAGCGGCAGCCGAAGGAAGGCGCGGCGGTGTTCATCGGCTGCTACGAGCGCTTGAATGCGACGATCATCGTGACGCTGGGGCACGTCGGGCCGCTCTCGGGCGATCTGCGGCCGACGGCGGGCGATGTCTATAAATTAACCATAAATGGGCAGGTATTTAGTGCTCCATTGATCGGCAGGCCGGTGTATCTCCCTCTCTTTCTGTAGCTACGAATCAAAACACCCCGATCCGTAACGGATCGGGGTGTTTGTCGTTGGCGGGTCACTCGGTTGCGCTCCCATTGCGAGTTGCCACCCGCAACCGTTTGCTCATGGCCTGGCGCGTGATGCCGTGCGCGTTTGCGGCGGCCTGAATGCTCGGGTATTCCACCCCGTCATAGACGATCGGGGTACGCGTGGTTGCGGTCGCGCTCGCGCTTAGCGCGGTTGCGGTTGCGGTTGCGCGAATCGCCCGCAACGCGGCCCGCTGGCGATCGCGCTCCAGAACGACTGCGGCCTGCTGCTTTTCGGCCTCGATCTGGATCTGGCTCAGCTTCCACGCGCGATCGATGTCGAGCTGCTGCGCATCCTTCCGGCGCTGGAGTTCGTCCTGGTAGCGCTGCTCTTCTTCAGCGCGCCGGGTCTCCCGATCGGCGGCCGCCCGCCGCTCTGCTTGGAGCGCGTCCATCCCCGCGCGGTGGAGCATCGCGCTACAGATCGTGACCGCGCCGATAGATCCGATATGCACGATGGTCAGCAGCACGGCGGCCCACGGCGCCGGCGCGTCGGGGATAAGATGGAAGCCGCGAAAGCCCCACAGGCTGCCATACAATACGACCAGTGCGACCGCGCTGACGTTCAGCGCGCCCGCCCAGCGGGTCCGGACGCCTGCGCCTGAGATGAGCCCGCGCAGGTACGCCCACTCGGCGCCGACTGCCAGCAGAATGTTGTACGGGTACGGCACGATCGTGGCCGCCTCGGCCGCGACGATCGCCACGCTGGCGGAGCTGATCAGCAGCTGGTGCGGCTGGCCGAGCGCCAGGTCGAACGGCTCGCGCACAAAGGCGCGGAAGGTGGTTGTGGTCATTTCAGCCCCCCGATCGGGTGCGCGGCCCGGTACGCAGCGGCCGCTGCCTGCATGGCGCTGGCGCGGCTGGCCAGTTCGGCCACCACGGCCGCGCTATCGCCATCGCACGACCAGGCCGAGACCATCCCGAAGGGATAGCCGATCGGATCTTCGATCTGCTGCCGAAGCCGCGCCGGCGCGGTCTCCCAGGTGCATTCTTGCTGCGCTGGTGAGCTGGACACGATCGCGATCCGCGTCCGGTAGACCGGCTCTGGCGCGGCGGGCACGGGCGCGAATGAGACGAGCGGCAGCGCCAGCAGCAGCGCGATAACTCTTCTGATCATGGAGTCCTCCGTATCGGCTGTGGCGACGGCGTGCCGACGATGCCGATGTTGCCGCCGTAGGTTGCGACCCACTGCCGCGCGGCGGCGACGCGCAGCTGATCAGGCTCCATCCAATCGCAAACGGTAACGGTCTGCTCGCCCGTGCCGGCCGTCAGACACGGCGGCTGCGGTTCGGGTGTCGGAGGCGGCGCGACCACCGCAGGGACTGCCTGCGGGGCCACACGGCGGGGCGCCAGATCGGGGCCGACGATCGGGAGATCGGGCGCATCGCTCGCGCGCAGCCAGATGCGGCCGCTGCCGGCAACATCGGCCTGGATCCACTCATCGCCGTAATGCGCGGTGGGGGTGATCGCGCGGGTACTCTCGATCGCGCCCAGCGGCTCACCATTCGGCGCGGCGAACGCGATCAGCAGCCGCCCAGCCGGCGCGGGGGGCGGGGGGGGCGCGGCGGGGAGGGGGGATGGGCCGCGGGTGCCATCCCCGGCACCGGGGGGCGCGGCGGGGGCTGTGGCGGGGACAGCGGGGACACGAGCGGGGACGAAAG